GTGAAGAACATGCCTCCTGCCCCTACCAGAAGGGAGATAGGTCCAACAGTGTTATTGACCGTATAGCGGGGAACAGCATCAGCACCTAAAGCAGGATTGAGAATCATGTCATAAGAACCATGACATAATGTGAAAATACCAGACTTAGCCCTAGGAAGTACAGGAGGAAAGTTGATATTTCTAATTAGTGATGGTGTCTCAACATAAATTGCATTACCTGCACAGAGTTTTAGGTCGTTACTGCAGTTGATATTTAATGATGGTGCATTTAAGTTTAAGTTGTCTGTATTTAACTTAACGTCAGTGCCAGGTTTTGACGATGTGGTTGTTCCCATTCCCTGCATCTCAACCTTACCCTTACCAACAATCTCAGTATCAAAAACGATAACGTTCTTAGATTGATTTGATGTATTTCCAGAAGCATTTGATCCATCTGGATTCTTCTTCTGTGGTGCTCCATTAACTTTAAAGGCAAGTCTTCCACCAACTTCAATGTCAAGATTTCCACCAACCTTTAATGTATAACTACCGTCAACATTATGTTGAAATTGACCAATATTCTTTAATAGAAAATCTTTCTGTACATCGATTTGCGTTGCACCAGGAAATGTGATAGTATCACCGAAGATTGTATCCTTTGGTTTTGGTTCAGTAGGATTGGAAGGAGCATTTCTACCACTTCTTCTTGCATCTGCTGCAGTTTTCCAGTTTGAATATTCTTGATCGTTTGATTTAATGCTCCACCAAGACATTCCACTCGCTCTTCTTTCGATGGTAGCCTTTCTTCCAGGAGTTCCACCGTGGGTCATATTGTATCCACTTAGTTGGGTCTCTGCTGTCGTTAAGTATGCATCAGCCTGTCTAAGTATTCGTTCCACTGCGTTTGCCGCACTAGCAACACCTCCAGCCGCTCCTCCAGTACTACTACTAAATGATCCACAATTACCAAGATTACCAAGAGGATTGCTACTACCAACACTACAAGTTGTTGAACCGAGGAAAGGAACAAAGTTGGTAAGAGTATCACCACCAGGAGCATTTCGATCACATTGGGTTGGGATGAGACCAAGGATTAGTGAAATAATACTAGTAATACTTGTTAGGTCAGTAATTGTTAGTTGTTCTAGGTTCTGGAAGAATGCCGTACCTTGTCTAAGAACATCTGCGACTGTTCTAGCAACAGCACACGCGGCCGCGATAGCATTAATTATACTTTGAATTGCATTTAAAGCACCAGAGATTGCACAAAGAATTTGATTAATTAGATTATCAAATGCTTGTTGGATTAGTGCTGCCAATGCATCAAATGCAGCACCAACAACTTGATCAACAAATTGTTCTACAGTACCAGATAAAGCATTAAGAATACCATTTAACCAAGATGCATCCAGACCACAAAGAAATCTAAGAACGAGTTGAATGATTGCTTGAATTGCTCCTGTAACAATAAATGGAATACCAAAGATACCAGCAATTTTGATTGCTTTAAGTCCTTTAGCAATAGTTGTTAAAAATACTTCTTTTACTGCTGCTAATGCCTCAGAAACAACAGAAGAAATTAAATTAACAACTGTTCCAACTAGAGCATCGACATTTACTGGAGTTCCATTAAAAATACTAACAAATCCACCACCTGCAGCTGCAGTAACTTGCGAACCAGTAACTGCAATATTCTCCAGCATTCGAGCAAGAGTTCCTTCAAAAGTATTGATGGATCCTGCTACGGCATTACCTGCGGTTGTTGCTGAAATATTAGGTGTTGCTGGATTTGCATTACTACCACCTGCGGAAGCAGGTGTATGAACGTTAGCACTGTTTAAACTTCCAGACTGTCCTGGTGGAAGTTGTCCACCAGTTTGAGGTCCTGTACTACCTTGCCCATCAACTTGGTTTGTCGCATCATTCTTGAGTGCTGAGTTTGCAGTAGCATCATATGTATCGTCAGAAAATAGAGAGTTGATACCTTCCGATGCATCACTTTGATCAGCGTTCTTTCTTGCTCTAACAACACCCATAACAACTGGGGATTGCGCTTCCTGTCCATCGAGGAAGAACCCCATCACCATTGCACCTTGCTGCAGTTGACCTGTAGATTGACCAGAAGTTCCTACACCAGGTTGATTTGTTGGTTGTAAAACGATTGCCCAAGGAAGATCCTCATCAGGCATATCATCCTTAAACTCTTTTGTTAATCCAGTATACCAACCCATAATACGGACCTTTACTCTTCCCATCTGAAGAGGATCCTCAGTAAATACTACTTCACCAAACCACCAGTAGAACCCATCCTTACCTAAAAAGTCTACTGTTGGTTCATTAATAATTCCATCAAACGTAGCTGGCATATTAATTAAGATATCGTCAAAAATATTTATACAAAAATAGGGGGGTATTAAACCCCCCTTACATCGTGTATTTTACACTAACACCGTGTCAAATCTGTTTAGATAATCTTTGGCGTAATGTGTACGAGCACCGTGAATACCCCACCCAATCCAACTATAAGTGGTATTCATATAGTCGTATACACTACGACCTGGGGTTTTCATCTTATCTTCAATTCGCTTCCACTGTACTTCATTAACTAGATAACGAAGTTGTGTGTGAAGTGAAGAAGGACTTCCACCGTATTTCCTGGCGAAATCGCCTAGTCCATAGTAACGGTTGGCAGATGTCCATTGGATCAGTCCATAACCGCCTCCGCAGTTATTCCAACTGGTCCTTGCACCACCTTCACAGATATTAGGCACGAACATAGATTCCTGCTTAATGTTACCCATGAGGACGGCGAGGGCGTTTCTGTCAGTAATTCCAAGATCTTGGAAAAATTCGAGAGCGATGCTCTCATTAATAGAACACCCTTTACAAATTAGCCTTGCTTCTTTTGGCTTCTCAGGTGCAACCTCTTTGGTCGCTGTCGTATCAAACTCCTTCATAATAGAAAACGGCGCTGGTGGCGTCGTCAAAGGAGGAAATACTGGCAGTGTTGCCATATTGGTTGTAACCGATGCCAATAATGACATGGCTACTGTAAAGTGATTAAACATTAACTCCGATTGAACTCTACATCCGAATAGAAGGGGGGTATACCCAACTTCTCAGCGGGCACCTTCCTCGGCTCTATGTGGTAATACTCAGACTCTTATAATAAAAATTGGTACTACCAATGGGAACAGATAGATTTGAACTATCGACCTCTGCGTTATCAGCACATTGCTCTACCGCTGAGCTATGCTCCCATATGGGCGATGACGGATTCGAACCGCCGACATACTCGGTGTAAACGAGGCACTCTACCGCTGAGTTAATCGCCCGAAATGATAGTAGTCTTTGCTACCCCATATCAGTTTATCATCTATGTATCCCGCATCGCGGGTTACTAATTTTCCAGGGCTTAGTTGAAACTCAGAGTGGAGGACTGCACCGCGAACGATGCAGTCATCTCCGATGTTCTTACCAAACCATGTACCCTTAGAAAATGTGACTAAGACATCACATTTTTCGTTCCTAGTTCCATCAGCATTCCAATTTTGTAAAAGTATGCCAGATTCTGTTTCAATGAAAGTGTTTATCTTTTCTCGGTATGGTTTTTCCTCTCCCATGTAGTGATACCACTGCTTAGAAAAATACTTACCATCACCGACATCATGCCAAGAAGTTAGAATCCATGCATATTTAGTTGGATTGCTGAATGCTTGATCTTTGTTTGACCATCGACCGAGCAGGCAACTCAAGAACTCAGTAATCATAACACAAAATTTTTACTCTGTCAATCCTCGTAGACTCTGCACTCTGCCGCGTCTGGGTGAGTGTCGCAGTATAACTCTAGGGGAGTTGGATCGTGTGTATCTTCAGGGTGATTTGCTTTATATGCTTCTAGAGCAGATAACTCCTGCTCAGTATGTCTCCTAGCCTGAGGAGATGTCTGAGGATCATCAAGAAGTCTTTTATCATGCTCAATGTGCTTATCAATGTTTTCCATCGAAAGTATCCGAGTGAACGTTCTATTTAGTTGGGAACTACATCACCCAAAGAATCTTTGACTAAATCCAATTCTGTGATTAGGGCAACACCGCCAGAATACTTATGTCTAATTCCAGCAATAATATATCTACCACTATAAGTTTTATCCAATTCAATCTTATCTTTTTTGGCTATCGGGTTGGGAATCTCAACATCAATTGCTTCACCTGCATTTAAAGATAAATTTCCAGGAACTTTTATACTCAATTTAATAATCTCAAAGCACACTTTGCGGCAGTGTGCATAGATTGCAGTATCCTCCGATCTTTCTTCATATTCACCCTGATCTGGAGGACTTGACTCAGCATCAGTAGTATCCCAAAGGTGTAACTGGTTGGGTCTGTATCTAATTCTTCTTGGTGTCTCCAATAATGCTTTAATTGCAGGATCTTGATCTAAAAAGGGTTTCTTATTTCCAAGATGTTCCATCTTACTGTAGACTTTAACAATATCCCAAGTCTTTCCGCTATAGGGAATTTCATCACCTGTATTATTCAATTTAGAATTGTTTGTGTAGTCCAATGACACACCACAAAATGCTCCAGCCCAATGACCATTTCGAACTCCAAGTAACGAATCAAAGACATTTGGGTAATTAATTGATTGTATTGTAAAAATGTCCCTTCCTTTATTTCTTTCACCGACATTTTTCATATTGTAACTATATTTGAAAACCTTACTCTGATTCTTACC